CATCAATATATTCATCTATGACTATGGGTGCTTTTGTGTTTGCCGCGTAATAACTATCTAATGTTCTAACTACCAAAACCCCTAAATTGTCAACATAGGCCGTTAAATTAAATAACTTAAAAAGACCCGACAAAAAGTCTATAATTTTCATCTTTGGTATTTGTTCGGTAATGTTAAATTCACGAACCGCGCTTGTACTAAATGTTGCCGAATTATTATATATTATACCCCCGGTATATTCAATTAAATCATCATCACGAAATTCATACTCGACTTTCCATTTTATGCCATTGGCGGCAAATTGCACTAATACATCACTTCTAATTTCAATTGCGTATGTACCATTATCAAAGGCCGTATTCCAAGGTACTTGTACTGGTATTATAGTTTGTTGGCCACCGGCGGTGTTTACCAAAACATTATAACCATTTGAACCGGTTACCCTTACATCGTATGGTATTGGTGGTGTTGTTGCTACCGGGGTTAAAACCAATGAAACCCTTGGTGACCTTAAAGAAAAATCATCACCCGTATTTTTATCAATTGTTAATTGGCCATTTTGAAAACTTGATAAAATTGGCATGTCACCATAATCGCCAAATGGTGTCCCGGGGCTTGCACCCTCATAGGTAGTAAATTCTGCATCGCCAAAGCTAGTGCTTTCAACATCACCTTTTTTTCTATGTAACCACATAAACAAATCATCAAATTCTTGATTTGTCGCATCATTAAAAAAATCATCTGAAAATACTATGTCGGTTGCATACCCATTTGCAATAGTGTATTTTTCTTCTATGGCCGTTATAATAGCCTGAAGTCTTAAAGCGTATTTAAACTGGTTCCAATTAATACCGTTAATATTAGTACCACTATGTACCGCAACATTTCCATATTCATGAGCGTTTGCATTACCATTGTAAATCATTCTATCGGTATGGGTAATCAAAGGCACGCAAATATTATCATTAGTGTTTGGCGCGTAGCCTTGTATATAGTTTGTTACATTGGTAAAATCGTAAACTTGTGAATATTCATTTAGTGTTGCTAAACTACTTAAAAGATCGTCACCTAAAACATCTTTTAAATCGACTACATTTCCGAAAAATGTTATATGATATGTATGTGCTACATTGTTTTTTAAACCTACCCTATTAAGTTTTATTTTACCCTCTTTAAATGGGGTATTGTTTAATTCTAAATAAGCTGCCTTTTTGGTTCTTGCATCAAAACCACCTTGAATATTTGAATTGTAATAATGTTTAAATATCTTGTTGTTTACGCTGCTTGCCGGTACTGAAAAAGTTTGTGTAAATTCTGTAAATACCTTTGCTATGTCTTTTACGTTTTGGATTGTTTGTGTAAGTGATACACTTTCATCTTTGAACAAATCTACCCTTTGGCCACCTATATATAATTGTAGTATACGCATTATCTAATGTTGTTTATGTAGTCAAAGGCTTCTTCAAATTCCATAGTGTATTGTATTAGCCTATCGTTAAGTTGTGTTTTAAAAGCTACTGATGAATCTTTAACCTTTACCGGTACAATTTGTTGTAAACCATTATAAAACACTTCTAGCCAAACGTTCTCACTTAATAGAAGTTCTTCAAATAATTGATTTGAAGCTTCGGGGTAATATCCACTACTTAAAGAATGGCTTTGTTTTGCTTGTGTATTAAAAACTTTATTTGCTGCATCTCTTTTGTTATAGGTGGCACCCGAATTAGATGGGTATGATATTATATTTGATTTGTACCCCTCATTTGTTCTTGCTATTTGTTTTGAATTTTTTAAGAAAAACCACAAGTCTTGTTGTGCGCCATATTTGTTTATATAAATAATTTTTAAACCATCACCGTACTTTGAACAACTAGCGCGCTTTATTGTAAAAACAACCCCATCAGAATTTGTCACACTTGTATCACTTGATGTATAATTAGTAACATATACCCCACTTGAATTAATACTTGGTAATCGGCCACTTTCATTTTCAGGTACCAATATTTCAAATGTTGGTGTCAATAATGGGCTTGGGTTTTGCTCTGGTATTAAATATGTTGGTAACGATCGAAATGGTACAATTGGGTTTACATTTTCTAAAAAAGTGCCATAGGCTTCAAAACCTACATCTTCAATAGTTGCCAATGTTTGTACAATGGTTCCTTGGGCATCTTGTAAAGTGTAAGTTGTAATGTCGGTTTCTATGTCAATAGTTTGGGGTACATAATTTGTTTGGTATTCTATTTCCAAATAGTCCCTTGCTAATTCTGCTATGTCAAAATTCAATGTAATAATACCGGCCACAAAACCCCCAGTGTTTGGTCTGTTTTTAGTTAAAAGGTATCTAGTAGTACCATTTATTTTTATTGCACATGAAGCTGAATTTTCAGTTACGCCTAATGTTACGCTTTTAAATTGTGGGTTTCTTAATGCGATATTTGCCATCTTAAAAATCTAGTGTTAAAGTCGCTATAAATAAATATAGCCTTATTGTTGTGTATGTATACCTTTCGTCTTTTGCGATGTACTCCCAACCAAACATAAGTCTGTTATGTGGGTAATGAAACGCTATGCCTAATTTCCAATTCATACTTTATTTTTTAAAGTTTATTAATGCGTATTCTATGTCTAATGTAAAGGCATCAATTAATTCTTGGGGTACTTCTTTTAAAACCCTATCAAATGGCTTAGAAAAAAATTCGGTTGCCTTTATACCTTTATGATATATGCTTCTTGCAATTATAAGGCTCATACTTTCATAAGACATAAATTTGCCATCAGGTGTTCGCCATTGAAACCTTTTTTTATTTAACCAACTTTCGATGCCCTCAGTTAAACCACCCTTTGGATAGTTGCCACTTCCATATTGAAATTGCGATAATGAAGCTTTTGTTTCTGGGTATGTAGATGTTTTACCCTTAACCCCTTTGTCCACAAAAATTCCATAGTCTTGCATGTAAAACTTAACCACAAATTCATTGGTCTTTTGTTCTATTTCAGCATGTAACGTATTGTAAAGATCGCCATTGCTTTTATATTTGTCAACTAAATTCTTTTTGGCTTGGTCAACAATATCATCAGCAAGACCCCTTATAGCTTGTTCTAAATTGATTAGTTTCATTAGCAAATATATATATCATTGTAAATTTTAATATTCATAGTCGCTGACCAACCGGCAAGTTCATTTTCAAATCTATCGTGAAATGGGGTTAAAGATGGGCTACCATCTAATTGGTACATGTCTTGATGCAATTGACCCATTCTTAATCTTTGGGTAAGTAAGTTTAAAACTGATAGTTGCGTATTTAAAATGTCTTGCTCATTGTCCATACCGGTAAACCTATTGGTGGTTACATCTTTGGTTTGGTCTACAATGTCACATGCTAAAATGCTTATGTTAAAATTAAGCACTTGTTCGTCAACGGTAACGCTATTTACAATTATATGCGCCAAAGGGAAAATGTCTTGTTTGTTTAAGTTCACTTTGCTAATATCACCAATCGAAACGGTGTTAACATGTGGGCTTGAAAATAATTGTTCCCTTATTACTTCGGTTAATTGATAATACCCTCTTATACCTTGTTGGCTCATTTGAAATTCTTTTTAATTCTTTTTGATTCTAATTCAGCTTTTTCTTTCATAAATGATAGCATCATAAAACATTCATGTACGTTTAATTTAGTGATATCTTCAAATCGTCTAATGTCCCCCTGAGCGAGTCCAAAAATTGATTGGTACCATCCATATTTGGCATTGAAGTTAGATGTTGCGTCAAGGCTTGGTGTTCCTTTTGATCCAAATAATTCATCATAACTTTCGACAATTCCAGACCTAAATTCCACAAAAAAAAAATTGATGACAAAACCGCATCCATTGGAATGTCTAAAATAATATCATCCATACCAACATTATAATCTGCTATTGTGTATTTGTCTTTTACTTTTAAAACAACCGGTCTATATAAAACGGCCATTGCTTTTTCCATATTGTCCCAATCACCTATATAAGTATCAAGGTCTATATATTCGCCTAAACTAATTTCATCCAGTTGCGGTATGAAACCATATTCAGTTTTACCTAATTTAAAGTTGGTTACCAATTCAGGTTTTTGGTCAAATATTTTTGTGATTTTTTCAACTATTATGTCACAATCTGATGCCTTTAAAAGCATAACATTTTTAAGTTCCATCTGGCAAAAGATTTCAATGATCTTTGCTTGTAGATGTTTTTCATTATCAGCGTTTTCTTGAATTTTTAAAAATTCTTTGTATTGCCTTAAAGTGATTTCATTTAAACCACTTGGTATTTTAACACTTAACTTCATATCTATATAACGTATTTTAATTAGTTTTTTATACTAAGTAAATATAATAAAAAAAGGCACACCATTTCTGATGCACCTTTTACTCAAAACTAACTTACTTAACTAAATCATACTTGCTTCATGACATGCGCCAGAGCATACGCCGGGGCTATCTATTTCTTCACCGCATTCACTACATTCATAATCTTTGTATTCAGGTGGGCTATACCAATCCATAATATTCGGTTTTTAATTTACCATTTCGGTAATGTTCAACAATAACACCGGTGCTTAAAGGTACTAACTTATAAGGCCTAATGCTTTTTTTTACAAGGTACTTGTTTATTAATTTTTTCATCTTATTCTTCTATTTCGTTAAAGCAAGCGTGTTCTAAACACTCACCACATATTTCATCACTTAAATAACTTGGTTCTGAACCACAACAATTTGATACTTCCATAACCTAGTTTGTTTTGTTTGCCTGAAAATACAAGATTAAATAATTGGCCGCCGTTCTTTTGTCTAAGTCAAATTGGTCAACTAAGTAAGGTGTTGCGCCAAACATATTAGTAATGCCACTATCTTTTAATATATCAAGGTATGAAAATACGTCTTGTATTTCTCGGTTTATTTCTTTGGCCATCTGTTTGGCATTGAATTTTGTTTCTTCCATATCTGTTTTGTATTGATTAATATACCGCAATATAAGTAAATTAAAGTTAATAAACAACAATAAGGTATAATTAAGAAATATAGTACTTGCCTTTGTTCGGGTTTTGTAGTTGGTATGATATACTATAACGCACCGCATCAAGCAAATGATTGTGAAGATCTTGTGGGGTTTTTGACTTTTTTTCCAACCAAGAATAGTTGTTAAGTTCCTTAATTAAGTTTATGCTATTTTCTTCAATGATTAAATCGTAGTCTTGTAATAATGCGATGCCATAGGTAATTGACCCTTGGCCTTTAATTGATTTTACCATATTACACCCTTTGGCTTTAAGTTCGTGCAAAAGTCTGGGTTCGGCACTATCACCCACCACAAGACCATCATTAGCGTGTTTAAGGTTAAGTTCAGCAATTTGTGAAGTGGTTAGACCTTTAAGGTAAAAGCATTCTTTTAAATAGATAATTTTGTTTGTTGTGTCTATGTTCGTTTCAACAAGCGTGTTTTCGTCATTTGCGAAACCATAATCTTGACCCCAAACAGATACACCAACTTTTTTAAATTCACCTATTGACCAGTTTTCAAATATGACCCCCTCGGCTTTTGATAGCCAACCCCCAAGCATTTGATGTTTGTATTTGTCCGGCCTACGTTTCTTTATGTTTTCTATTTGGTCTAAATAGCTTTGCGATAGGTTTTCAAGATTGTCTAAGTAGG